GGACTTGCCGCGGTGGTCCCACCGCGGCCGCCCCCGCATCCCCGAGCGGATGGACTTCTTCGCCAGGGCCTGCGTCGCCTTCAGCGCGCGGACCGTGGCGACGTCGATCTGCCGATCCATGCGGACCAGTGCGGTGCGCACTTCTTTGGTGCCGCGCACGACCACGGTGATGCCGTCAGCCACGGGATGCCTCCTCCTGCACGTTGGCCTTGGCCTTCTCCACCGCGCCATCCACGGCGAGGATCCAGTCGAGACGCTCGGACGGGAGATCCATCCACGTGTTCGGCGGCCCCACCACCTGACACAGCAGCCAGTCCCGGTACGCCGCCGCTGGCAGTTCGTGTGCCGAGTAGTCGAACTTCCCCTCTAGCGCTACACGGAGGCGGTAGAGGGCCCGGTAGGGCTGTCCGCCTCGGTGGACGGCGAGAAGTCGGGACCGGACGACAGGGCCCCCTCGGCGCACAGCTTCTTCAGCTCGTCGTAGGCACCCCCGGGGAGGTCCTGCAGAGCGTCGATGGTGACCTCGGCCTCATACGACCAGCCCGCTACGCGGGAGACGATGAGCCGGTCGTTGAGGTCGTCCATCAGCGTGATGGCGTCCTCGCCCATGACCGTGGCCATCTCCACGGCCTTCGCCTCGTCGATGTCGTCCATCGCCTGGACGCCCTTCTTCTTGGCGTCGGCGACGACCTCGGAGAAGGCAGGGTTCTGGGCGAGGCGCATCTGAATGGCCCGCACCGGACGGCGCAGACGCTCGGAGACGTCGGCGGGGTCGCGCAGGTTGGCCCAGCCCCCGTCGGGCAGCGGGTGGTGAGTGATGCTCATGAGGGTGTGGTCTTTCTACTTGTAGGTGTTCGCGGCGACCGCGTTCAGCAGCGTCGCTTTGATGGGGCTGTAGCCGCCCGAGGCGCCGACGTCCGTCACGTTGCCGATCGCCTTGAAGGTGACGGGAAGTTCGATGTACTCCTTGCCGTAGGACGGCGTGCCCTCGGTGTAGGCGACCTGCGAACAGTGCAGGGTGAGGCCGTTCTGAGCGGCGCCGGCGCCCTGCGAGTACAGGACGTCGAAGGCCTGCGCCGTCCCGGCCTGGAAGATCGTCCGCTGGGCGCTGTCCTCCATGACGAGGGTGAGCTTGCCCTCGACGGACACGTCGCCGGTCCAGATGCGGTACGGGTTCTGGGTGCCGGCCGAGCCGCGGATCACGGTCATGTTCCGCTTGATGGTCAGCTCGCCGTCCTGGACGAACGTGTTGACGGTCGCGAGCTTGCAGGTGATGTTCCAGTTCGCGACCGGAGTCACGGCGGTAAAGCTCGGGGTCGGGGTCGTCGTGGTCGCATACGGCCACGTCTGGGCCTTCGCGGACCATTCGAACAGGCCGTCGGCGTTCCACTTGAACCCCAACTCGCTGAACTGGGAGCCCGGGTACTGCCAGGTGCCGAGCGGGTCGAAGATCGTCCACGTCTGCGGGGTGGGCTGGGTGTCGCCCGTGCACAGCGTGGAGAAGACGTGCGAGAACGGGGCGGACGCGCCGGTCGTGACGAGGTCGGGCAGCACGCTCGCGAGCAGCCAGCCGATGGTGTCGGCGAACACGTCGCCGCCGAGGTCGAGCTCGGCGCCCTTCTGGCCGGCGTACTGGCCGAAGTTGTCCACGGGCGCGCCGCGCTGCCCGTTGTCCTCGATGAGGTTGACGTCGTCCTTCGGTGTCAGCGTCTTGTAGGGCACCCACTTGGTGGCGGCGGTGGGCGTGCCGGGCGTGACCTCTTTGGACACGCCGAGTACTGCGAGGTGGGACGGCTTAGGCATCGCTGCTCTCCTGCTTCTGCTCGGCCTCGGCCGCCTCTGCGGGCGCCTCCGGCGTCGGCTCGGGGTCCGGGGGCGTCCAGTCGCCGTCGCCGGGGTTCTGCTCGAGGGAGTACCGCTTTCCGGGCTCGGGTGTGAGACCGAGCGTCGGGTAGTAGCGGCCCTCCTCGCCGTTGTAGGTGTAGCGCCGCACAGCGGCCTCCTTCACAGGGTCTTGAGGCAGTCGATGCCGATCTCGATGACGCACTGGCGGCCCTTGTGGTCCTCGGCCCAGCCGGAGGTGTGCTGCACCATGCCGGGCTTGCCGCGGTCGACCGCCCCGCCGAGCGACGGATCGGATCGGACGACGGCCACGACCAGGTCGGCGAGCTGGCGGGCGCGGGCGAACACTGCGGCGGGGTCGTCGCCGCCCCGGAACACGTCGACGGTCACCGTGATCGTGTAGTCCTCGCGCAGCCAGTACCGCCCGCCGCTCCCGACGACGTTCTCGGGGTTGTACTGCTGGTGGACGTCGCCGATGTTGATGATCTCGTCGGGCTGGTAGGTCCCCGGCTCGTCCAGACACACCAGGACGCCCTTGTCGAGGGCGAGCTGGGCCTGTACGCCTTCGAGGATCCAGGTACGGGCGGCGGGAATGGACGAGGCGGGGATGTTCCCGATGGGCGTGGTCATGCGATCCCCGGAGGCCTCTTGAAGGGCTGCCACAGCTCGAGCACGCGCTGCGGGAGGGCGAACCCGGTGGGTACGCCGGCCGATTCGCCGTCGAGGGCGGCGCCGCCGAACCGGGGCCGGCCGCCCTGCTGGGTGAGCTGGAACAGGTGGCGGATGAGCTCGAGCCCGCCGAGCCGTACCGTCCACGGGATCACCCCGGAGCGTCCGGCGATGTAGACGGCCTTCACGTTCTTGACGCCCCTCGGGAAGGACACGGCGCCGCCGGTGGCCCGCCGGGTGATCTGCCCTCGGTCGAGGTCGACGGTGTAGCCGTAGGCGTCCGTCGAGGTACCGAGCGGCTGTTCAGTGAGCACCCACGTGGACGCCGACACGTACTCGGTGACCGACAGGACCGAGGCCACCGGCAGCCAGTCCAGGGTGATGGTCGGCGAGCCGCCGTTGTGCCACTCGGTGTGCTGCTCGGGCAGGAGCGGGCCGACGACGTCCCGGGCCAGGTCCCCGGCAGCCAGGATGAAGCCCTGCAGCTCCGCATCCTGCGACGTATCGGAGGCGGGGACGTTCAGGTGGGCCTTGACCGAGGCGAGGTCGACGATCTGCTCGAGGCCGAGCGGCCGCACCTGGAACTGGCCCTCGGAGGCGTAGCCGACGCCCGTGCCGGTGGCCGCCCACCGGTAGCGCCAGATGCCGGGCTGGGCGACCGCGGGCACGGCGGCGGCGTACTGGCCGCCGCCTGCCGGGGCGGCGGCCGGAGTAGTGACGGCCCCGAGCGGATCGGTAACCGTCAGGACGACGGCCGGGGTACCGGTGACGGGGGCGCCGGTGTCGTCGAGCACCGTCTCAGCCAGCCGCACGTCCTGCCCGGTGAAGTAGATCAGCGGCATGACGCCCCCTCTCGTGTCAGGTGGTCGCCGGGGGCTTCGCCGCCGTGGCCGTGCGCTTCCCGCCACGCTTCGGCGACTCGGCGGCAGGCTCGTCACCCTGCAGCGCCGTGCGGATGTCCCGCGCGACGACGGCGGCCTGCGCGGCCGGGACGTCCTGGCCGTCGGCGGCGAGCTTCTCGGCCCGTTCCTCGTGCTGCTCGGCCTCGGCCTCCAGCTCGCCGCGGACGCGGTCGACCTCGGCCTGCACCTCGCCGGTCTTGTCGCGCCGCGATTCGCGCGGCCCGTTCTCGCAGATGGCCAGCTCCGCCCGGAGACCGGCCAGTTCAGCGACGCGGTCATGCATCGCGTACTCCTCACTCGGGGAAAGGGGCCCGGTCCGCCGCACCCTCTACGGCGGACCGGGAGATGGGGTCGGCTCACGCAGGGCTGAGCCAGGCGACGGCGGCCGTGCTGGACGCGACGATGGCGTACAGGTCGGCCTTGGCACCGCCCACGGTGGGGACGGTGACCGAGGCGCCGGCGGCCACCGAGATTCCGCCGGTCGCCGTGGCGTCGGCGGTGACGGTCGAGCCGCCCAGGAAGACGGCGACCGATCCGTTGTTCTGGACAAGCACACCGCCGGACGCCCCGGTGGTGACCAGCACCGACCGGGTCGTCGTGACAGTGGCCGTACCGTGCAGGTAGCTGGCCATCAGGATCAGAAACCAGCCGGGGCGATCAGGCCGGTACCCGAGATGACCGAGATCGTCTCCGGTCGCCGGTCGGGCATGAACGCCGCGTAGTTGTAGACCTGCAGCCGGACCTGCAGCGTGTTGGACAGGACTTCCTGCAGGACGCGGGTCCGCATGGAGCCCTCCCACAGGTACAGGTCGGAGGTGCGGGCCGCGATGATGCGGTCCTCGTTGGTGCCGGCGCCCAGGTTCACAGGGATGTTGCCGTCGGCCAGCAGCGGGAAGTTCAGCACCCGACCGACCGGGCCTTCGACATCGCCGCCGGTCTGCAGGGCCAGCGGGTTGAAGGGGGCGTTCGTCTCCGGAAGGATGAACGGCCGGTTCTGGCTGTCCAGCTGGCTCGCCATCCAGAACCAGCGCGACGGGGTGAGGAACACCGCGGTCGGCATCATCTTGCGCAGCTTCGCCGACAGAGACAGCGCCTGCATCAGCGGCGCGTAGGTCTCCGGCAGGGTCGGCGTCGCGTCCGTGTACGTGACGGCGTTGATGCCGGCGACGTTGAGGACGCCCTTGAGCTGCCCGGCCGAGCCGGAGCCGTTGAGGCACTGCAGGTCGAGCTTCTGGTTGTAGTCCGCGATCAGGTCGGCGAAGACGATCTCGTCGAATGCGGCCGGGGACTGATCGAGCAGCTGGATCGCGATGTCCTGCTGGCCAGCGATCGTGCGGACCGGAGCGGTCACGAACGTGTCGGTCAGGTCCTGCGAAGTGACCGCCGCGGCGTCCGCGGTCTGCACACCCGTCGCCGTGCCGGTCGCGATCTTCGGCACGTTGATGCTGTCGGTGCCACTGGGCAGCGTCAGGTTGCGCACCGAGTTGGCGAAGGTCCGGCCGAAACGCGGCAGGTCGATGTACTCGTCAACCAGCCACAGCGGCGGAACGAAGTTACCGCCCTGCCCGTCCGTCCGGTTGGGGTTGACGCGCTTCTCGAAGACGCTGCCCCGGTCGATGCCGCGCAGCTCCTTCTCGGCGCGCGCAGCCCGTCGCGCGTCGCGCTTGGGCATCTCCACGTCGATCTCGCGCCCGTGCCGGGCCAGCCGCTCCCGGGCGGCCTCCACGCCGCCGTCGCCGTCGCCGCGGCCCATGTTGGCGCGGATGAGATCGAGGAAGTAAGAGTGCTTGTCGCCGCGCTGGTAGGTCGCGGGCTCGGAGCGCACGCCATCGCCGGGCTGCGACAGGCCGTAGCGCTTGGCCGTCTCGGCGGCCTTCTCATCGGCGCGGGCCTGCTCGTCGATTTCGGTGACCCGCGCGTCGATGCTGCGGATCTCCGTCTCGATCGCCTCGAACTTGCCGCGCTCCTCGTCGTTGAGGTCGCGGCCTTCCTTGGTGGGCGTCTCCAGCAGCGCTTCGAGCTGTGTCTTGTGCTCGGCACGCCGCTTCTGGAGAGCCTGGATGAACGCCTTGGACATCGCTGCCCTCTCTGCTTGGTCAGGGTGGTGCGGGCGTGCCTGCGAAGCTCGGGTGGTGGCTCGGGTGACCGCCCAGGTGGTTCCCCGGAAGGGGCCCGGCGTGGGCGGCCGGCGCGGCTCCGGCGCGGGCGGCAGGCGGTGTTACAGGGCCAACACGCGGGCGCGCGCGGCGTACAGACCGAGCGCGGCGGACGCCGCGGGCTCGGTGGTCTGGGTGAACTCGCCGGCGAGGCGATCGAAGACCTCGCGGCGCTCGTCCGGGCTCAGCCGCTGCAGCTGCTCCTGGACGGCGCGGGAGTTGAGGGTGGCGCCGGCCGTGTTCGGGTTGGCGCCGTAATTGACCACGCTGACGTCACCCTTGTTGAGGGAGACCTCGAGGATGTCCCGCTGGTCGAAGTCGGGCGACCACTGCTGACGCGTGATCCAGAACCCGAAGGACATCTCGTCGACGTCGCCGCGGTCCATCGCCGAGCGCAGGGCCTGCACGTGCGGGCTCGCCGGGTCGAGCTCGGCCTCGGTGTGCAGGCCGGTGTCGTCCTCGGCGAGCCGCATGGTGCCGCTCTTGGTCCTGGCCAGCGTCAGGCCGGCGTGGTTGACGAGGAACGGGACGTCGGCGTTCTCGGCGAGCGTCTTGGTGAAGGCGCCCGCGCGGACGACCTCGGTGAACGGGCCGAGCCAGTCGGACATCTCGTATCCGACCTCGGTGATGCACGCGTAGCCGCTGAACGTCAGGGCGTCGGCGCCGGAGCCGTTGTCCTTCGCGCGCAGCTCGACGTCGCGGAACGGCACAGCGCGGTGCTGGAGTTCGGCGGGCCGCTCGGCCCGCATGGACAGATCAGGCATCGCGGCCTCCTACTTCTTCGGCTTCGGCGGGGGAGCCGGGGGATCCTCCGGCGGGCCGGGCGGTTCGTCCGGTGGGCCGCTGTCCCCGGCGTGGGCACTGTTGAGCGGGGCGTTGATGTCGTCGCCGCCCTCGATGGGCGCAAGGTTCTCCTTGGCGCGGATCTCGTTCCGCGTCATGCCGCCGATCGTGCGGGCCGTGGCATACCAGGACCAGCGGCCAGCCGTGTCGGTACGTTCCAGGGCCGAGGTGTCGAACACGGCAGACTGGCCACGCGGGAGCATCGCCGTCCACGCGTCCTCGAAAGTTCCCAGCCAGTCATCCAGGGTCCACACACGGAACCCCAGGGCCTGCTGCTCGATGCCGGTGCCCCAACTGGTGGTGCGGTCGACCTGCCCGAGCATGTGGGGCGGGATCCCGTACAGCATTGCCATGTCGAGGTTCTGCGCGGCCCGGGTGCCCAGGAACTGGGCGTCTTCGGGGGTGACGCTGATGTTCGTCCAGGCCGCGCCGCCGGACAGGATGCCGATCGCGTGCGCGTTGGCCAGGCCTGAGTGTGACGCCTCGAACCCTTCCTTCATCTGCCGGGCGCGGGGCTTGTCGAGGTCGCCGGGCACGGTGATGACGCCCGTCATGTGGGCGCCCTTCCCGAAGTACTGGGCGCCGTACTGCTCGGCGGCCAGCCCGAGGCCGATGGCCTGCCGGGCGTAGCTGACCGGGGACAGGCCAGTCGGCGAGCCGGGCATGCACATCCCGGTCAGGTGCACCATGTCGCTGGGGTTGTCGACCTTGATCCGGTTGACCTCGTAGTCACGGCCGCCGTCATCGTCCATCGTGACCTTGACCTGGTCCGGGTGAAGGACGGCGATCCGTGACGGGCGGTAGAGGTAGTCCCGGGCGGTGACCATGCCGTACCCGTTGCCGCGCAGCAGCAGCGAGATGGCCAGCTGCTTCAGCCCTGCGCGGCGGGACGGGAAGCGGGTGTTGCTGGCGCCGCCGAAGGGGTCGACGACGATCGTTGGCGCGGTCGGAGTCATCATCTGGACGCCGTCGCGGGAGACCATCGCGTTCAGTGGCAGCCGGGCGATCGCCGAGGCCAGGATGCGCACGCACGCCTGCACGGCGATCAGCTGCATCGCCGTCTGGTCGTTGACGGCCACGCCGGACGCCGTCGGCGTCATCAGGGAGCCATTCGTGGGGATGGAACTGTCGCCGAACTGCTGGATCGTCCGGCGCTCGAGGGCGCGGCGGGACAGGCTCACTGGTCCACCGCCCATCCCATGTACAGCAGGACCAGGCCGAGGGCGGCCAGGCCGACGATGGGCTGCCACCACCAGGCGGCGCCCACCAGGCAGCCGAGGCCGGCCAGGTCCATGACGTCGGTGAGCGTGCGGCGCAGACGCTGCAGGCGGGGCAGGCGGGGGAGCTTCACAGCACCTCCTACAGGTCGGCCCAGTTCCAGAACTGCGGCGTCGGCTCGGGCTCGGGTTCCTGGCAGGCGCGTTCGTGGGCCATCACCGCAGCCACGGCGAGGTCGATCTTCCGGGGGCTGTTCTTCGCGTCCTTCGACAGCCGCGAGCCCCTGCTGTCCGTCCTGATCACGCAGTTCGCAAGGTGCCGCGCCAGCCTGGGGTCACCGGAGTGCGACAGCGACCGGTTCATGACCGCCTCGTAGAAGCGGGTCGTCGCCGGGATCATGCGGGCCGGAGACTGCGGGAACTCCACGACGGGCAGCCCCTCGTCCTCGAGGACCTGGTACGTGCGGCCCCACCGGTACGGGTCACAGACGATCTCCCGGACCTGCCAGCGGCGGCAGGCCTGCCGGATCGCCGCCTCGACGTCGAGGATCGGGACCGTCCAGTCGTTGCCCGCGTCCGACGGCTTCTCCCACGCCTCGACGACCATGACGTGCGGCACCTCGCCGCAGGACACGGCCACCAGCGCCGTGCTGTCGCCGTTGAACGAGCCATCGAAGCCAAGGCAGACCTCCGAGCCGTCCTCGATCGCGTCGAACTCGCCGCGGCAGGTGTCCCAGGCGCCGGCGGGCAGCCAGGCCTGCGCGGTGTTCACCCACTGGTTCAGGCGCTTCGTGCGAAACTCCGCCTCCGGGGTCCGCTTCACCGCGGCCTCGAAGTCCTCGGGGTCGATCAGGTCGCCGAACGCCGGGTTCGCGATCTCCCACGTCCTGCGCAGCCGGTGGTCGTCCTCGTCGGGGGCGCCCCACCAGGCCATGAAGAACGCGGGGTCGGCCTCTTCACCTGCGGCGATCTTCTGCCCGTACTGGAACAGCCGGTAACAGACCGAGTCCTTGCCGGTCGAGTCCGTCTTCACCCCGGCCGTGGTGATGCCGATCAGGATCGGGTCGACGCGGGCTCCGGCGGCGAGCGCCATCACGTTGAACAGCTCGTCGTTGGGCTGGACGTGCAGCTCGTCGAACAGGACGCGGGTCGGGGACAGGCCCTCCTTGGTGAAGGCCTCCGCCGACAGGCACCGGTACACGCCGCCCGTCTCGACGACCTCGAGCGCGTCCTTGTAGCACTTGATGGCCGCCGACAGGTCCGGGCTGTTCTCCACCATGCGGCGGGCGTCACCGAAGACGATGCGGGCCTGCTCTTTGTCGCCCGCGCACGAGTAGACCTCGGCGCCCATGCCCTCGAACAGGCCGTCCAGGGCGATCCCCGCGCCGAGCCCGGACTTGCCGTTCTTACGGGGCTCGCCGATCAGCGCCACACGGTGGCGGCGGCGGCCGTCCGCGCGACGGGCGAAGGTGTGGCCCAACAGCTTGTGCTGCCACGGCCGAAGGATGAGGGGCGAGCCCGAAGCGCCGGCGAACGTGTCCTTCGTGACGACACACAGCGTCTCGATGAAGTCGGCGACGTCCGGGCCGTCGCCGCGCTTCACGTCCGCGGCAGGTACGGGCGTCAGGAACCTAGGGGGCCAGCTACTGGGCGCCCTGGATGCGCGCTTGGCGGCGGGCGACGAGCTCTTCGAGCTTCGAGGCACGCTTCACCTCCGCATATCCGAGCCGAGCCCGGTCCGTCGGGGTGAAGCCACACAGGGACTCCCACTTCGTCATCTGCGACTCCAGCGCCCGGATCTCCGAGAGCAGCGGGTGCGCCCGCATCTGCCCCATGGAGCCCGTGACCATGTAGCCGTCCTGCGCAACCTGGTCCCGCATCGCCTCACGCTCGTCGTGCGCCTCGCACAGCCGCGTCAGCAGGTCCAGGTCGGTCGCGGGCGACAGCCATGCCTGGCCAGCCGTCCACAGCCGTCCCCAGGCACGCTCACCCGCCTCGCCGAGCGTGTCAGGCGAGGCGGGGATGTCAGCGACCGCGGCGAGGTGGACTACGGGCTCGGGGAGGTTCCTCTTGCCGGGGTTGCCAGTTCGGCGCTTACGTTCCGTGGGCGTTGGCGGTCGTCCTGCGGGCATGATCGCCACCCCCGAAATGGATGTAGATCAAAAACCGGCTCAATTTCGCGTCGCCGTGTGGGGGATGGGGGGCCGGGTCCGAATG